GTCTAGTTCTCCTAGTCCAAACTCTTTCATGGCGTCAAAAACGACAATGACCTCTTCTTCCTGCCTGCCTCGCATAAAGGACAATGCCTGTGTTGTTGAGTCCACTTGGTCATCATACTCACCATTGGGGAACGCTGATAGCTCTTCCACGTAGTCATATAGCCAAGGAGCATATTCGGGCAAATAGACTTTTCCCGCCTCTATCATCGGTGTGGCTGCGTAAGCCCTGGCAACCTTGTCTCTATCTACCTTGACTGGCAGTACCGGTATAAGTGTATTTCGCTGTATTTCCTGTATGAGCGATTGCCCGCTCGCCTTATCCTCTACTATCGCCACGTCAGGCTTGTCCCTTTCGTATATGGCTATCGCAGACCGCTTTAATTCTGGGAACTCAACCCTCGCTCGCCACACATTCAGCAGGTAATAGCCATTGTTAGCCTCGCCCCAGACTGTGCATACCGAGTAATCATTTTGTGTCTTATCCTTGAAGGCTGTATCCCAGCTCTGTATTGTCCTTAGAAATTGAGGAGCTTCCCTGTAATACCGCCACCATTCCCGCTTGAATATCTGCCCCTCTGCCACTGCCGGCTCACCCTGATATAGTGAAGTAAAAACCCTTGAACCAACGGAAGCCTTAATATTCTCTAGAGCCTCCATCGGATACCGTTCAGGCCACAAGGCTTGCCCATCCTTAACGGCCTTGAAGTGGAGGATATGCCACTGGTCGGAGTTGGGGTCATCCTTAGCCTGTTTGAGTATCCTGCCAATGAGGTCATCCTGGTGCCACCTAGTCATTACTATAATTATGGCCGAATCAGGACGTTGCGCTCGGGTCCTGAATACTGTTTTGTACCATTCCCAGACCTTCTCTCTGATAGTCTGGGACTCTGCTTCCTCAGCATCCTTCACCGGATCATCTATAATCCCTATATCAAAGCCCCTACCAGTCAAGCCCCCACCAATACCAACTGCATAGTAAGAACCGCCCTGCTTAGTCCCCCACTCATGGGCTGCCTGTCTCTCAGGGATAATGACTTCCTGCCCGGCCCTCTCCGGCCGGTGGCGGATATTGGGGAAGAGTCGTCTCATTTCGGGTGATATAAATATATCCCTCGCCTTCCGTGAGTGCATCAGGGCTATGGACTCTCCATAGCCCGTTTGAACTATGTACGCTTCCGGGTGCTTGGCAAGATACCAGCATGGAAAGCGGAGGGATATTAGCTCGCTCTTGCCATGTCTCGGGGGCATGAGTACAATCAACCTGGTTATCTCGCCACGCTCTACGGCCTCTAACATCTCAGCCAGTATTACCAAGTGAGATGCATCCTGGTATTCGGGATAAGTATACTGGCAAAAGGGTATTAAATTCCTACGAGCTTGGCGCCTCTTTAGCAACTTGGCTGCCGCCTCTATCCTCAATGATTCTTTGCAATTCTTCGTCTGATAGGTCATCCAATACACTCCTTACCTCTGTCCTATCCGTGACCTCACCCATCAATAATAGGTCGGCCTTAATCAGCCGGTCTAAATCAGCCACCGTGTTTACCTTTACTCCGCCTGCTTTCAGGGCTTCCACATACTTAAAAATACTTGCCTTGATTATCTTCCTGTAGTTGGCCTTCTCATTGACAATTATGCTGTCTGTCTTTTCCGCCAGTCTATGACTATTCTCTATATCCCTCTGCTCTATACGCTCTTGCCAATTAAAAGCCTTCGCCCACTTAGCGACAGAGGTCTTAGAGACGTTAAACTGCTGTGCAACTTGCATATAACTTCGGCTATCACCCAGGACATAATAGAACTCAAAAGCCTCCTTGTGTCTCAATGTCTCCTTCATCTAAACTCACTCCCTCAGTCTCAACTTAGCTCTCTGTCCTGTTTTCATTTCAGTCATGTATCCTTATCACACCTAGATTAAGGCAGCGGCTCTTATGCCTTGATAGTGAGCTACGGGATACGCCAAATTCGCTCTCGATATCCCGTAGAGGCTTATTCTGGCTCAGTAGATTATTGATTGTCTCAACTTCAGCGTGTGAACACACAATACAGCTTCCCGCCTCAGGCTCGGGCTCAATCTCAGGCTCATTATCTACCGCCACAAGCCCCTCGGCCGGCGAAAGTGGGAGGGCGCTGATTCCCTTTGAAAACGCGGCCAGGATACCATAGGTCGCCATAAAGTAACTATAAGCCTCAGAAGCCTTCCCGACGGCGTCTACTTCACCGCCTTGCATCTCTAGGAAGGGACAAGCGAAGTCTGCCGGCAGGTATCCCTGAGGTATCCTTTCGACTGCGGCTGAGAATAGGCCCACGTCTGTAAAGATATAGCACTCCCCCGGGTCCCGTTCCCAGGCGGCAGCCCCCCTCTTGGCCAATTCAGCCATAGGCTCCAGCAGCGGTTGGAGTTGACTAACCAAGGTGTCCCGCAGCTCTAGGAATTTATCTATTGCCCTACTCTGCTTTTCGACTTTTGCTTTGACCGCCTCGGCCTTATCCCTTAGAGCCTGGTGTTCATCTGCGATTTTCTGAAGTTCTGCCAGTTCCCCTTCAGCGGCAATCTTAGCCCTCAATTCCCCTAATTCTTTTAGAATAGGCGCCGGGTCTTGGCCTGTTTCTAGTGCCTTGACAATCTCCTTTTGAATCACTGTTATCGTTCTCATGTTATCACCTCTCTCTTATTGATTTGGTGGCCCCTGGTGGCAGCTAGGAGGTCAGGGAAGCTATGGAGAAGCACCCTTTTCTTAGCTGCCGCCAATAGGCCATGCATGTTTACCTCCCCGCGATAAAGTTCTCAATTTGCTGGTCAGTCCAGTCAGGGTGAGCATATTTTAGAGAAGCAATAAGAGCTTCCCTTCCCCCTCCAGGGATTGGCTCAGAATAGCCCATGCCTCTAACGGCGCCCTTTGCTGCTATTCCAGCTTGCTGGCGTGTCAAGCCCAACTTCACAAATGACTCTTCCAGGTCGACCGCAGCCTTCGTTTCACCCTCAACGAATGTGGTGATCTGAGCCTCAGTGAAGTCAGGCCTTAGCTTGCGAATTGACTCCCGCAAGGCAGCCCTGTCAGCCGGATTGCCCATAGAGAGCGCTTTAAGCCCAGCCTCGAAGTCTCGCTTTGCCTCATCACTCAACCCTTCTAGAATCTCGGTATGTAGCTCATCCAGTCTCATTGTTTTTACCTCCTATTTAATCTCTATTTTTCAGTGGTTAAGGTGCACTACTCCCCGGGTAGTATTCTAATCTGTTAATACCTGCAAAGGATGTCCTACGAGTTTCCATCCCTATAATTTCTTTGACCTTTCTACTAAATGCCCTGAGTGAGGACTCATCACCCATAAAGCTGCCGATATAAATATTTATTGGCTGTGAGCTTATTGCTCCAGCACTCCTACCGACACCAGCAAATTGCTCACCCCCATGAGCAATGATGGGGACTGGTTGTCCTATCGGCCCAGGAACTATGCCACCAAATTGCGCCGATGGTAATTCAAAGCCAATCCTTTCTGCTATCTCTTTTGCCTTAGGGGTTTTCAATACCTCTTTAGCTTCTGGGGTGACTCCGCCTACTCCCTCGGACTCTTTAAGGACATTCTTTAAGGCAATGATGCCTGCTGTAGCAGCAGCAATACCGAGTCCTATTGTTACCCAACCCGCAGGCCCCATTGAGGCAAGCATAGCGATAAATGCCGATGCTGCTCGTATAATAGCAGGGATTAACGTCTTTGTTAGTAGACCTGATATCATTAATATTCCAGTTTTTATCTGGGGAAGAAAGCCTACAAACAGAAACATTGGCCCACCCACCATTGTTAAGCCAGTAAGGGCAAGCGAAAAAGCACCCAATGCCTTTGTCAGCCCCGGATGTTCCTTTGCCCACTCTATTACCTTGCTGATAGCCTCGGCTGCTTTTTCGATGAAGTCAGTAATGGTAGGCAAAATCGTCTGAGTAAATTCAGCAATTATGCCTGCAAAAGAAGCCTTTAGATCCGTGATAGCATCATTAAAGTCCGCACAAGCCCCGGCTGCTTCTTCGCTAAAGATAGGGGCGAATTTTTCTGCTTCACCGCGTAAGGCAGCAATCCCCTCTCT